TGCCATCACTAGCATTAAGATTGGAGAGTTCAATTTCTACTGGACTATCATGTGAATCTGATACTATAGCTTCGTTTACAATATCTTCAATCGCACTATCCGCTTCTGGATGAAGTGCCATTTCACGATATCTTTTTATAAGATCATATTCAGTTCGATATACACCCTCAATGTCAACGTAAGAACCAAAAAAACCACTACTCATATAGTGATCTACAGAGTCCTCATTATTTTGAGGAACTGGTGAGACCGCAGACTGAGATAGTGGTTCTGTGTTCTCTATCGAGAACCCAAATAATTTAGCCATGATTTATTAATATCTTTCTACTATTTAGTTACCCATTAGGACCGCCAGCCCCAGATATGGAGAAGGATTGAACTTGGAAGTCCACTGTAAATTCCTCAATAGCGTCACTATTATCATAAGATAAATCTATTTGAGATACGTTTGTTGGGAATATGTCAATAAATTCATACTCCTTCAACACTGAATTTGCATTTCCATCTTGGTTTTTACTGTTTATTACAGAACCTCTACCAAGTTGATAAACTTTAGCATTAGTCATGTATGCAGAAGGATCAGTAGCTCCAAGGTTGTTAGAAAGTTTGGAAATTAAATCCATCCATTCCTCCATTGCATTCCTTAGTCTAAAGTCCTCATCGTTAATGATGGTTACAGTCCATATATCAAATGTTCTGTCTCCAGCAACTTTGAAAATACGACCCCTGAACGGAACATCAATGTTTGCGATATTAGATGCAGGTAAATTAGCAGCTTTACACATGTATCTAAAGTTATCAGCATCCCATGTGATTCCTGCAGGTAGAGTTGTAAGTTCAACTTCAAACAGATTAGGCCTTGCACCGCCCCCAATGAGGGCGGCTTTAAAATCTGAAATTGTCTTGTTTTCTCTGGTGCTTGCCATTTGCTGTGTGCTCCTTTAGTTATTTAGATGATGATTAATTAAACTCGACCTGCGACTTCTTCAAAACTTACTCCAGTTCTAGTAGCAACAAACGTAAGTGTTACGAAGTTGATAGACTTAGCAGGTTTCAAGAAGATATCAGCTCTAAATTCATTGTTGTCAATAACATCAGGAGTATTATTAGTTGTATCGCAAACAACTAGGAATCCAAAGAGTCCTCGTTTTGCTTCAACATCTCTCAAGAATGGTTCAACAATGTTTCTAAAGTTTGCTCTGGTAAGTTCGTCATTTAACTCGAAGAGTTGTGCTTCTGCAGCTTTCTCAAGTGCTTGTTCAATTGTTAAGAACAAACGACGAACGTTAATTCTATCAAATGCTGATGCAAATGCTAGAGCAGTTTTATCACCAAAGAGCATCGTACCTGTGCCAGGTTTTGTAATTACAGAGTTAATTCTGTTTGGATACAGTTGATCTCTCTGTTCCTTGGTTGGATTGTATGCAAGTTTAACTGCATTATTGATCATTCCCCTTTGCTGACCAGCAGGAGAGAACCAAGGATACGCAACAATATTTGTGCGTGTCATCAATCCAGCAACATCAGGGTTGGTTGGAATGTATCTAAACTCGTTGTTAAATCTATCAAACGTATATTTATAACCTGTATCAAATATTGCATATGATGATGAGGTTAATGGACTAAAGAACGTAAGTAGATTTGTTGTTTGCGTTGTAGTGTTAGTAACATTTACAATGTCCCCTTTATGAGGCCCTATAGTTGCAACACAATCTTTTCTAGACTCAGCAATAGCAATTAGTTTATTTGCTTTTGCTTGAGATTCATCTTTTGCTCCAAGACTTGGGCCCATGATTAGATAATCAACTTGAACCTCGTCTTTATTAGAGAACTTATCATATGATGTCATGAGGTCTGCAAGAGTTGCCTCCATTCCACCATTTTGACCAGTTGCAGGAACGCCAGCACTATAGTCTTCTCCACCACCAAGTGAGTATGTAATATTACCCAAAGCAGAGAATGTTGTATCCTGTGCTTTTTGACTCCATAAACCTTGTGCGGTTGTGTTTGGAGTAAAGTTTGTTGAGAATCCAGTAGCGATTGGTGTTGTTAGATGTCCATCTTTTGTCTTATGGAACGCATCTGTTGCTTGAGATGGGTTGTATCCAGCAAATACATTATCTGAGAAATCTGCAAGATACTGTTTGTAGTAAATTTTCTGAGGTGAATTTACAGATGATACTGCATCTTCTGCCTTAGATAGACTTACATGCTTCTCAAGAATCTGGCCCTTAATACCAGTTATTGTTCCAAAATCATCAACTACAGCAACGTGAATACCATCACCTTCTCCGTTTCTTTGAGAAACGTAGTTGTTAGTTACAGGTTTCGGTGCGATAGATTTCCAGAAAACTACTGAGTTTTCTAATGCCAAGGTTTGATTATTGTACCAGTCTTGTGCGGTAGCAACATCATATGATCCAGTAACTGAAGATAATCCAGCATTACCATGATCCCCATTTACAAAGAACAAACTATCGCTAGTATCAAATGATGCATACTGTGTATTCTCTGCATAATCAATTTTAGTTTCAACTCCGCTACCATCAACTCGTGCAACAACTTTTACATCAACTGATGAAGCTGAACCCGACGCATCGGTGCTAACTCCAGTGATTATACCTTTCAGGTGTCCACTAAATGTAGATGTGCTTCCTGCACCAGGAACAACTACACCAGATAGTGCTGCCGTAACACCAAAACCAATTCTTGCTCCTGCAAGGAATGGGCTAACAGTTGTAATTCCTAATGTCTGATCTGCTAAATCGTCAATGGTGCAAACCTTTAATCCGTTTGCCCATGAGCCTGGGTTCTTAGCAGCATAAGTGTATGCACCAGATTCTTTAAAGTTTTCTTGATAATCGTCGTAATTCTTTATCTTTAATGATGAGGTAGAGGCAACACCTACACCTGCATTAGCATTGTTAAGATTAGTATTATCTGTTCTACAAACCTTTAATACACCACCGTATGAAAGGTAAGATGACGCACTCATCCAATACCCGAATTGAGAATCAGTAGAAAGTGGTTTGCCAAAGACGTTTATTAAGTCTTCTTCTGTCGCAATATCAATAGGGTCATCAATAGGGCCAATTGGAAATGGCCCTGCTATGGCACCAATGTTATCCAATACATTCTCAGCTCTCCCTACTGTTAAGTCAACCTCCCTGACTAATACACCAGGAGATAATTGAGGAGTCGCCATGCTTTTTGTCTCCGTAAGTCTCAGTTTATCTAGAAATTATTTATTGTTTACGACTTTTACATGTAATCCCACATGTACGAACGGTCTCCATATTCGTCTGTAAACCATCTATCACCCTGCGGATCAACAAAACTTTCGTCATCTAAACCATTATCCATAAAACCAAAAGGAGCCATATCTTGCTCTAATTGATTCTTTTGTTCCTCATATAATCTTTTTCTTACATCTTGATCAGTTAACTCCTTAAAGTAATCTGATTGAACTAACCAAGCATATATTACAAGACACATTGCTAAGTCATCATTACATCCTTCCTCTGCTTCAAATGAATTACTTTTTTGAATAAAAGTAGTTAGTTCGCTTAGAATATCATAGTCGTTAAATATTAATTTATCAGATTCTATTATTGTTTTTAAGTTTAGAGATCCAATTTTTTTCACTGTTTTAGACATCTTTACTCCAAGTTGAGTCTTCTTTCCAGAAAAACCTTGACCAACAATTTGACCAGCACGACCTCTCATAGAACACATGAGTATATTTTGATACTCTAAATCAAAATTAAGGATGGATGCAACTTGATCACCTATATCATTTACCTCACATAAAATAAAAGCATTGTTATAATTTTTTGCTACATCAAAAATTACATTGGGAAATAACATTGGTTTTATTTCATTATTTCTATATTTGGCAACAACTTTATGAGGAAACTGGGTTATATCTATTACAATGAAAGCTGAGTAATCATTCCCGACACCACGAGCAACGTCAACTGTCATCACATAATCATGCTCTTTTTCTGATCTTTCAAATACATCCAGTCCTGCATTTTGTTCAATTGGATTTTCGTATACCAAACTTCTAAGTTTACTTGGTGCTATGAGCGTATCAACTGATCCTAAAAATTCACATTCAAACTCAACTTTAAATTGAGCCTCTGATGTGTTGGCAATAGTTTGTTCTTTCCATACAGCATCTCTGCCAGGCACCTCTGACCAATGAACTTCTGTTGGTACATATTCATTTTTCCCTCTTTCAGCATCATGCCAATATCTGTAGAAATGATTCATCCCGTGAGGGGTTGAAACCATTATGACCTTCGTATTAGAACCACTACTAATAGTAGGATAAACAGAGGCAAAAAATTGATCAGCAATGTGATTTGGAATGAATGCAAACTCATCCAAAAAGATAATATTGTATGACCCGCCTCGGACAGCACTTGCACTAGTTGAGGCAGCCAAGATTTTAGAACCATTTTCTAACTCCAGTGATCCTTTGTTCCAGGCTAGTATGCCTTGTTGCATCCACTTAGGTAAATTTTCATACGCAAGTTGTAATCTGCCAAGTAGATCTCTAGCAGTGGATGCTTTGTTTGCCAAAATCGCAATATTGACATTATCATTAAAAACAGCGTAATGCAATAAGTATGACACACATGTCGTAGATTTACCAGTCTGTCTTGGCATCTTACAGATGTTAAATCTATTTTCGTGAAAGTTTTTAATTAACTTCTTTTGAAAATCATACATTGCAAAAGGTTGCAATCCATGATCTAGGGTGACAATTTTTATGTAGTTCTCTGCAAAATATACAGGATCATTTTTACAAGCCATGAACTCAAGAATTTGTTCTTGAGTAAATTCAATTTTTGTATTTGCTTTTTTTAAATTGGGATTACCAAGATAAATGTCATCATATGTTGGCATGGTTCAAGTCATCTCATATTTTCCAAATTTTAAAGGTTCTTGTAATTTCATTTGTTTGTCATGATCTAAGGTTTTCTTTACTAGTTCTAAAGTTCTTTCTAATTGATCTACTTTTCTTTCTAAATCTTTAGTTTTACTGTCCTCCGACTTGGAGGATCGGTTCTCCAGGTTCATGTTCCGATACTTGGTAGTTCCAGAGTTTTGCGCCAGGATACACTTTTAACACTTGATCCAGCACATCTCTGCGTGAGGGTTTTGAGACTTGTGGGAAGAACATCTTAATCATGTAATTCTTTCCTCTCCAAGCCACATATACATCTATAATATTTCCTACTTTATTGTAGTTGGGTAATCTAGTTGCCTCTTTTAAATTATTTGTATCTATGTATGGGATACTAGATTTTGTAGCCTTTAAAGGCTCTGGTTTAATTATATCAATAAACTCATATGAAAATCCACTTAAATCATTTTTAAATGTGGTATCTTCACCAATATTGTGATGACTTTGACCACATTTGATGCATGGATCCTGTCCACAATCTTCACAATCACACTCTTCTTCAAATAAATTTAGAATCTTATCACCAACATTTATGTTGTTTTCTTTAAACCATCCTTGATTTACTTCTAATGCATATAAGACTTCAGAGTCTGAATATACAGGAGAACTTCTTAATGGTTGTAATTCTTTGATAGATTCAATGACACCATTCTCTTTGATAAAAGCGATATCAAGAGGAATAGTTGTATGTCTCATGTGAAAAGATTTTTCACCAACCTGATCAAATATAAAAAGCATTCCACTATCAGGATCTAGACTTTCTCTAAACATCAGTCCCAAATTAAATTGAGCTTGCGTTTTAGGAATCTCTAGTTTTAAAGGTATTCTTACAGACTCTCCCATTCCACCTCCACCATTTCCACCACCGTTTCCACCACCATTGCCACCGCCATTGCCGTGACCTCCATTACCATTTCCATTACCGTTGCCATTACCATTACCATTTCCATTACCGTTGCCATTACCATTTTTACTGCCCTTAGCTAAATATCCACCACGACCCACATGATACCCTTTAGGCATGGGTTTACATTTTTTTTCGTCGTAGCAATAATATTGCCCTTCAGGACACTTTTTCATGAGAGAATATCAATACCTATCTTATATTTATGTTAAACAGTAATTTTATCTGCCTGTGTAGTGACAGTGGCTGACGATGAACTTCCCATATTAACTTGCATTAGCACATTACTTCCACTAATTGTAACAGTAAATGTCCCTAACATTGATCCTGTTGCCATGGCAAATTGTTCAACTATGGTTGCAGTTGTTCCGTCATGGATAATACCATACATTCCAGATTGATATGCAGATCCTTGTGTTATTAACACTTTAACAAATGCTGTACGGAAAGATGCTTTTGCAAATGAGAATACAGTAGTTGCACTTGTTGATGATACGGAAGTATCTTCCTCACTAGCACCTGGTAAGTCAGTTAATCCAGCACCAGAGCCACTAAATGATGTTGCTGTTAAAGTTCCGTTTGATGAATTGAAGGTTAAATTAGAACCTGTTTTTGGTGCTACGTTTCCTGTGTCAGACGTTGCGAATAGTGGGAAGCAGGTAGTATCCGAAGATTCATCTGCAGCAGTAACATTAGTTGCATTAGTTGCATTAGTTACTGTGACCCCTGCAATATGAGTATCTAACGCTGTGCCATTAACAGTGATCGCATCTGCCTCTAATGTCCCATCAATATCTGCATCACCTGAGATGTCTAAACTAGCAGCAACAACGTCTCCTACTGTAATATTTGGTGTTCCAGTGATTCCAGCAGCATTAGTTGCGTTAGTTACTGTTACTCCTGCAATTACTGTGTTTAAAGCAGTTCCATCAACTGTTATAGCATCAGCTTCAAGAGTTCCATCAACATCTACGTTACCAGATATATCTAAACTAGCAGCAGTTATTATACCGATGGTGTTAACATTACCTACTGATGATATCGTTGCAGCAATTCCAGCAAGAGGGCCAATGTTTAATGCTGTTGCAGTCAATATACCAGTGACTGATGTATCTGACTGATCTAAAGATGTTATTGTTCCTGCAACAGATAGGTTTCCATTTACAGTTGCATTAGTTAATACTACACTTGGATTTCCACTAAGGCCAGTTGCACTACCACTTAAAGCTCCACTGAAAATTGTGGCAGTTAAAGTTCCTGAATTTGGATTATATGTAAATCCAGTATCAGATTCTGCACCCTGACCACCTGTAGCACCATCTACAAATATTGGGAATACTGTTTCATCAGCATTATTATTTGCAGAAACGGTGATGTTAGTTGCTGTGGTTGCTGTAGTTGCTGAAGTTGCAGTATCAGCATTACCAGTGACATCACCAGTTACATCTCCAACCAAATTTCCTTTAAATCCACCACTCGCAGTAGTAACACCTGTAATATTAACATTACTCAAAAATGTAGCAGGAGTTGCTGTCTGAATATTATCTGTGGATGCAACACCTGTTAATCCCGTTCCATCTCCAGTAAAAGATGTGGCGGTTACTATTCCTGAGAATGTAGCATTACCGTTAGCAGCAATAGTAGCAGCTGTGCCAACTTGGAATCCTCCAGAAGACGTTACGATACCAGAAGAATTAATATTACCCGATACTACAGTTCCTACGGTAACATTTGGAGTTCCTGTTAAACCTTGTGCATTAGTTGCAAGTGTTGCTGTATCTGCATTACCAGATGTATTTTGATTACCTGCTTCATTAACGCCTGGTAAATTTATATTTGCACTTCCATTAAATGATACACCACCAATCGTTCTAGCTGTCTCAAGTGTTTTGGCAGTGGAAGCAATATTACTATTTGTTTGAACAGCATTGCCCATGTAACCGTGGGCTGAGCATTGATAGTGCAGCACCTGCGGTGTGGTGTCTGTTACTTCTAAATCAACATAACCAGATCCTACGGTAACTCCTGTTGTATATTGAGTTACCTTTCCAGCATCAAGATAGAATCTAAAGGGATGAGAACCATTTGAACTATCCGACACATCAAAACGATATGTTCTACCAGGATTTAAAGTTAAGAATGGAGCTTGAACACCATCAAGAACATATCCTAAACCACTACCTTGTCCGAAATATCTGTGTTCTCCATTTACTTTATCTGCAACTATGACAGTGATGGTTGTTGTTCCACCATAAAGTGATGATATGTGATTACTTAAAGTTGTGACACCAGTTACATTAATACCATTGCTGGTAATTTGTATTCCTTTAGTTGCTGTTACAATACCTGTTGAGAATATATCAGTTACAACATCATAGTTAAGTTGTGCAGCAGTTAAAATACCACTAAAGAATCCGTTGGTTGCAGTAATAACACCAACGCTCATTCCAACGCCAGTTACATTACCATTTTTTAAAACATCATCTAAAGTAGAATCAGTACTACCACCAGATAAAGCGGTGCTTGCAATACCAACCCATTTATTTCCATTGTAAATTAATAACTCATTAGTTCCCGAACTTTCATCAAAAGTTACATCATCAAGATCCTTAATAAATCCTGCACCACCACCACCGATAGTGGCTAGTTGTGTTTGTATTCTATTAATGAATAATCTGTAGTGTTGTTGTAACTGATCAAGAGTTACAAATTTCTTATCAAGTTGAGTTAAAGGATCTGTTGTTTTATTTGATGGCTTACCTGGTATGGTAGGGTTATCAATATAAGGTTGTTCGGTTAGGACTGTTTTTTCATTAAATTTTTCAAAAACTTCTTCTATATGTTCTATCTTTTTCGTTAGTTGTTTATTCTTTTCTTCTATTTTTGACAGTTGCAATTGTTCAATTACAACTTTAAATTCATCTTTTAGATCATCAATATGTTTTTCATTTACTGTAAAATCAACTTTTAAATCTTTTAATTTATTTGATAAACTTTCTTCAAATACACCTACCTCTTCTTTCAAAGTATCAAAATACTTTGAGGT